AAAAACGGTGCGCCAGTGCCAAGGCTGCGTACCCCCAATCTTTTGGATGCATCGCCTTGATTGCAGAGGGTGGCACTCCCGCAAGCCGAGACATCATGGCGAACATAGCCTTCGTCTCAAACGTCATCTTTGGCTGCTCACCTGACAGGAAGTCAATCATGACAGGTGTGCCGCAGATTTCAATGTCGCCTGCAGTTGGCTCGCGGAATTTCAACTCCCTGACTTCTTCGCCGTGCGCAATAACTGCCTTGCGCAACGGGATCACCAGCTCGGTCAACTCAACACCATTGACCTTCTTCGCCTCTTCGGCTTTGCTTGGCGCAGCCTGTTCTGTTTCATCTACCATTTACTGTATCTCGTCGCAGCTAATGCCTTCCCACTTGACCCGGACCAACCCGTCACGGGCGTTGATAGCAAGGGCCGATACACACCAGCCCTCGCGCAGCACATAAGTTGAATTGTTTGCAAGCTCAGCCGTCACTGTTACGTTCACCTGAGCTTCAAAGTCTTCAACTGACAAACCCGGCACCGTACTCACATCGCCCTCAATGGAGGGCACGCGAGGGAGTTCGGAATATCCGTGAATATAATCTTGGCCAGCTAGACCAGCCCGCTCAATCACTGATGGGGTAATCGTGAAATTTCCCCGCAGTGGATATTGATTGCCGTCCACCTTGAGATAGGCAATCCCAGCTATTCTTTGCGCCATAGTCTTGTCCTTTCACAAGATGGAATTATGCCGCGACAACAGTGTCGAGGCCGCGATCATACTGCAGTCTGAACTGAGCAAGGACTGCGAAGACTCGGAGTTGGTTCACCAAATCTGGCGGATAGAGGACGTTGACGCGATTTGGATCATTCGGATCGCGTTCAACAATCAAGTTGGCTTTGAACGCTTTGCCGTTCTCAACCAGACCATTGAACTCATCAATGCGATACTGCGCAACCAATTCCGCCTTGATGATCTTTGGCGTGACGATTGCCTGTCCAGAACCGAATCGAGTTCCATCGTCCGCGAGTTTGTGACGTGGATATTTGCTGGTGATGGCTTGCCGCTGATTGCGTAGCAACTTAGCCAGCGTCGCCAGCGTCGTCACCAGCTCATAGGCGTCGTCACTGTTGCCATACAGGTTCTTCTGGTACGTCGTGTTTTCACGCATGACCATTGGCACGTCAACAGGCGTGCGCTGCGTGGCAATGCCAACAAAGGATAGCCCATTCAACTCCGAAAGCAGGAATCGATTGTGCGACAATGCTGGCAGACAGTTTGCGAGCGACAATGTCTGCAGCGGACGAGCCGGGTCATTGACCAGTGCGCGTGCCGCCTTCGCGGTGTAGGCTGCAGCCCATTCATAAGTCGGCGTTGGACTACCAACCTCAACACCCATCACAGACATCTGCGCGCTGTTGCGTGTTTCCCCAAACAGAAGCAGATCAGAATAGATGCCACGCTTGGCGTTAAACAGATGTCCATAATGTTGTCTGATGAAACCCCACCTCCCGGTGTCGCTGAAACCAAACTCCGTTTCCCATGCCAGCATGGACGTGCTGTCCGTGAACGGCATGCAGACGTAGTCAATTTCAGTTTCACCAAGCGCACTGATGGCATTCGTAAACACGGGATCACCGACGCCACCTGTCAACTGCGTGTAGGTCAGCTTCACACCCTGCGGCAATTGCTCACCGCCGACGGTGCCGTAATAGCTGTCCGACATCACGATGTCATTGCCCGGTGTGCCTTTGTATTTGGCCGTCACAGTCACGGTGCCAGTTGTAACTGTAGCAATTACAGGCAAACTCGGATTAGCATTGATCGCAGCTTCAATTGAAGCCGCAACAATGTCCACGGTGTCAGTGGCACCGACATAGACAGGCACATTGCGGCCTGCGATATACAGGTCAATTGAACCCGCTGCAGTCGGTGCCGTCGTTACCACAATCGAGCCTGTCGCAGCCGCACCAGTTGGCTCAGCCAGCGGCAAACCCCAGACTTCATTCGCCCAATTGTTGGCGAAGAAAGTGCTGAACATATTTGCCAGCATGGAGCCTTGCCCGAACATTGCATCAGCCTGCGCCTGCGAAGCACAGGCGATCGGCACATCATGAATTGCAGTACCGGTCGATGTCATGATGCCAACAAGCAAAGAACGACCCGGCGTCAAACCGAGGCCAGCCATCGAAGGATCCAATTCGACCCAATAGAGTGGCATCCTCCAATTCGACGGGATTTGATTAAAGCTAACGGGCATGCTGCCCTCCTTTGGTACTTGTGAACCTATTCAGACTTGCGCGAAAATTTCGTCTTCTCTTGCTTCTGCGGATCGCCACCCTCGTGCTTTGTCATCTGCGGATCGCCGCCGCCCTCAGGAGTGATATCACCATCCCTGATGCGTCGTTGCGTGAAGGAATCATCAGGCCAGTCTACTAGCCCTTCCGCACGAAACTTACCCGCCGTTGGATGCGCAAGCACACGGCGAATGTCATCATTCTTCGGGAACACTTTCATCAGTCTTCTCCTTTTCTACAGGCAAGTCCCATTCAGCGACAACCTGCTGAATTTGAGTAGTGTCTGTGTCGAGTGGATATTTGGTTTCAAAATGCATCTTAGCAAAGACATTGTCCACGACGGGTGGAAAGTCAATCACGCCAAGATCGCAAATCAAAGTGAACCTGCTCTCAGCAATCGGGATGGCATTGTCCGCGCCAGCCGCCCCGAATTGATGTGTGCGATTACCGCGTGTGTATGCCTGTATCTTGGCCTTCGGATTCAAATACAAGGTCGGGTCTGTAAACAGACGATCCATGACCAGTGTCCAAGCAAGGTCAAGTGTAAGCTCCGCAGCAGCTCCGTCATTATTCTGCACGACAACGGAAAAACCATACGTTGCTGAAGAATGGAAACGAGGCTCACCGTCATTTGGATCGCCTTCCGGTGACAAGTCTTCACTGATGAAATAGACGCCAAGGAACGGGATCAATTCAGGCTGTATCTGTTCAGCTTTGTTCGTACCGAACTTGAACGTCTTGAAAAACGGCATCGTCTTCAAACGCGCCATCATCTCATCGCGTACAATCATGGCGTAACTGCTCGCTGTCATGGCGTTGGCAACGGCGGCACAATGTGACGCAATGTCAAAGTAGTTTCACCGCCGCCATCCGGGTCACTATCCATCACTTCAAATTGCCCTTCGGCTGGTATCGTACCCTCAGCCGGTATGTCAACCAAGTCACCTTGCAACGGCTGCACGGCAATTTCAGCGTCGCGTATGTCCAGTATGACGCGCGTGTCGGAAAGAATAATGCCTTCCATCGTGGTAACGTCAAAAGCTTCCGTTTCAAGGATACCACGCGTGACGTAAGGCTGACCACCGGGCTGGCTTTTCACTGGCGTGATAGTAACCTGCCGCCCAAATGTATTCTGCGCATGCACCAGCACTGTTTCAGAAAAGTTAAACGCCATGCTACCTCCTGAAAATTCTCTTCGCCATCCTGCGCCCGCGCAACCTAGCCTGCCTGCGCAACTTGCGACGCCGCTTGGTCTTGCGACCAATCGTCTTGCCCTTGGTCTGTAAATAGGTCGGGACGTAAGGCAGACGACCCGGTATCCACTTGCCGATTGCATTGCGTGGCTGACTGCGCCAGTCGTGCCGCCAGTGATTGTCAAGCCAGTCATCTCTACCCTTGGCCCACTCACTGCGACCCCACGCAGACTTTGATCTCCAGTTACCGCGCTTCTTGCCAAGAACCTGTTTCTGCAAAGTCCTTATAAAGTCTGTCTTGACTTTAAAAGGATTGAATTGATCTAAATTAAATGACTTCGGCTGCAGCTTACGTAAATCACTCAAGGCTCCAAATGGAGTACCGGGGACGCCCAATTGCTGCAGCAAGAACTCACCGCCCATGGCCTCCAGTTTCTTCAACGCTATCTGTTCAAGGCCACCGCCAGCAACCAAGGAAGAAATCATCTTGGCGATGTAGCCGACCGCAACCATCAGGCCGTCAAGCGCGTGAAGCGCATGAGCAAATCTTTGGCGGCACGCTGCGCAGGCGTACCAGTCGCAGCACCACCGCTGCTCGATGAACTTGATTTGGCGTTTGGATCAAAATACATGATCCGACTTTCCTTATGCGTGATTGACCGGATCGTACTGTCACCACGGATCGTGCTGTAATACGCGTCATGCGTAATCAGCATCACTGCTTGGCGCAATGCGGGCGGCACCTCCTGCGGCACCGCATAGCCACCGGAATATGTCACGACCACGGACTCGGACCACAGATTGCCGTTGAATAAAGAAAGCTTGCCGGACTCGCCGTCAACGTCATATTCCGCTGTAGCATTATCAACCTCAACGGAAACGATATCATCCAACTTTATTGGCCAGCGTGACAGATACAATTTCGTGATTGGATTTTCAATTTCACGGAACGTTTCAATCACCTGCTCTTTTGGGAACACCCTGCTGCACAGCGTCCCAACCTCATCGCTGGCGCGCAGGATTATAAACTTGAGCAGCTCGTCTTGGTCAGTGCTTGCCGTCGGTATGCGTAACGCCACCTTGGCCTCATACAACGTGACCAAGGCGGTGTCCGGTGCAGGCTTGAGGACTGTAATGCTAGAGTGCATTGCCAGCCTCCTCTTGGAATTGTGCGAACAGTTCGCGCAGTGGCAAAGGCGGACCCAAGGTGCCACTACTCATGATGGGATATGCCTCATAAGTCTTAGTGCGAATATCCCATCCAACAATTGCCTGAGCAGCCTGACCAATATCCCCCTTCGAACCTTGCGCGCCACGCTCGCCGGGTTTGCCGGTGCGGCCAATACCGGGACCGGACTTCCAACCCGCGCCGGGGCAAGCGCCGGGGTCATCATACTTGGCAACGAACCATTTGCTGTCAAGCGTCACCACGTCTAGCGCCTTGTATTTGGCCTGCGGATCAAACGTGTCACGGATGGTGAATGACTTACCGTCCTCACCGTCGCGGCCATCCTTGCCGTCAGTGCCCGGTGCGGCAAGGCACAGCCAGTCATTCGTACCGGGAGTTTTACCGGTGTCTTTCAGCGCCTGATACAATCCGCCATTGTGCGTGACAACGTCACTCTCGTAGCTAACTGAACCTTCAATCCACTTGATGACTTTAGGCAGCTTGCCTACTGCGCCGGGTTCTCCGCGCTCACCACTGGCTCCGGTGATGCCGGTGTCTCCTTTTTCACCGCGCGCACCCGCTTCACCTTTGTCACCCTGCGGACCTTGTGGTCCTACTTCCCCACGATCACCTTTCTCGCCCATTGAGCCAGTCTCGCCGCGCGCTCCCTCAATTCCTTGCAAGCCCTGCAGCCCTGCCTCACCACGTAAGCCGGTTTCCCCGGCTGGACCGGCGGAGCCCTGCTCACCCTTCTCCCCGCGTTCGCCCGCCGCACCGGTCGGTCCATCTTTTCCATCTACGCCATCCTTCAGCGACGCTAACTTATCATTGATTAACTTGTCCCAGACAACGATGTTGCCACCAATCATAGTCTCAACAGTTTTCTGCAGGCGCTCAATCTGCAGTTCCTGTTGCGCAACCTTGCGCTCGACGTCGGCAATGAGGGCGGCAATTCTGTAGGATGCCTCCCGCTCTATACGCCCAGCAACAGCACCTAACTCTTCAGCCAGCAACTCAAATGGAGATGCTTCTGGCATGCGACGATCTAAATCTACTGATGATGCTTGTCCGTTCTGCATCGGTAATTCCCTTTGGCTCATCAGGCGGTGGCTCAGGGTCAGGCGGCTTCGACTGACCTATCGCTGCCGTCGGTGCTGGCGGTGCGCCTCCCGGTGCCGGGGACGCTGGGATCTTACCCGCTGCACTCAATGGAACGACCTGCTGCTGTACGCGCGGCTCGTCACCAAAGGGAACTGATTCCATATCGAATGCAGCACGCGCCTCATTCGGTGCAAAGATGCCACCTTGTACCGATCGAACGTAAGCCTCAATCCTGTCCTTGAACGCTGACCGCAGCAGAGCGCTGGTGTCAAACTCCAAGTATTCTTCCGGCACGCCATTCAGCTTGAAGAAATTGCCCATCGCTTCTTCAACGTGATTCAAGCAGAAGCCTAGCCCGGTGCTGATCCACATCTGCATCAAGGCTTCGGTATTGCTCACGTTCCCGCCACCCATTCCGAACATCTGCAGTGGTATGCGATAAGCTAAAGCAATGCGCGCATCACTGATTTTCATCACGTCAGCAAGCTGCGCATCAATGGAGCTTATTTGAATCGGATAAGGCTTTAGTCCGGATGATAGAATCGGCGTGCCGCCAACGCCGACACCCTTGGACTGCTCATCCCATTTCTGGCGCAGCATTTCCGTCTGATCACGGTCAAGACGCAGGTCAGTGGACAATACTATTGACGGTCTTGCTTGATTCATGTAGAAATTCAATTGCTGATTAGCGATGGCATCGCTGACACTCA